TCCAATCCAGTGGTATTTCTATTGGTCTTGCTATTGCTCTAGGTGCATAATATTATAACTAATAAAAAGGATCTAAAAAAATGGCAGAGTCATTTGCAAACAAATCTGTAAGAAGAGTAGGTGTGACCACAACGGTCTACACAGCATCTATTGGAGTTGCAACCGATAGAATCACCAATATTTCCACATATAATGTGGCTGTTGGTGCTCTTGTAGATAATCCATTTTTTATTGGTGGTACACGAGTCACAACTATCAACACTGCTTCTAACTTTGGAACAGGTGGAATTGTGACAGTTGATTCTACATCAAGTAACGTTTCTGCTGCTACGACTCAAACTGTTGGATTTAATAGTGTCACTGCCATTGATACTCCAACAGAAAAAACAATCGTTGTTGCTGGAACTTTTGCAAACAATACCGATAGTCAACTGAGAGCATCATTGATTCTCTCTCAAGCAAACAATGAGCACGTGAATATTGTTCATAACGTTCCAATTCCAGAAGGATCTTCACTTGTTATTTCTGATGCTGGAAAAGTCGTGGTTGGTGTTGGAAGTACATTATCAGTTGCGGTAAATGGAAATGAAGCAGTTGATGTAAGTTTCAGTTTCCTCAGAGGAGTAACTTGATATGGCAAAATTTGGATACGTCGGCAATCAACCAGATTCAACTCCGGTAGTTGTTGCCAGGCAAATTCATACTGCCACAGGTCCAGTTGGAATCATAACATTTAATTCTGGATATACGCCAGGTTATTTGGATGTATTTTTGAATGGTATCAAATTAGTTGATGCTCAAGATTATTCTGCGGCAGATGGTAGAACGGTAAACGTCATTTCAAATGCCGTTGCTGGCGATATACTTGAAATGGTTGCCTATAAGGCATTCAATTTGACATTAGGACCAGTTGGAGTTGCATCTGCTGGAACCACAATCAAAGCAGATAGTGTCACTACACTCAATTTTATTGGTGCTGGCAATACTTTTGCTGTCAATGGAAGTACTGTTGATATTTCCATTTCTGGTGGAGGAGCTATTGGTGTTTCATCAAATAGCTTTAGCACTCTAACTGGAACTGGATTTACACATTTCAATTTTATTGGAGCTGCTGTTACTGCTCTTGGAACTGGTGATGTTGGTGGTGCTAAAACTGCTGTTGTGACTATTACTTTACCTATCACACTTCGCGGTGGTGGGATTGGAACAGTTATCCTCTAATAATAAATAAAGTCAAATAGTCAGAGTTATGGCACAAAGAAATCCTATTATTTACAATGATAGTGCTGGACAACTTCAAGAAGTGTCTCTTAATGATGAACTTAATGTTGGTATTGTATCCGCTGTTGCATTTTCCAACATAAAGTTAGTCACTTCTCCTGTGTCTCTTGCTAACAGTAATTACAATTATATGATGGTTGGTCCAGTTGCTGTATCAGGAATTGGAACAATTAATGTTAGTGCTGGAGTTACCTTTACTGTTATCTGAAAATTATGTCACAACTAAAAGTAAACGGTATTGTTAATTTTGCCAATGATGGTCCTATTGAACTTTCTAGTGGATTAACAATTCCATTGGGACAAAGAATCGACGGATCTCTAAATGCAAATGTAGGTTTTTGTACTGCTACAGAATTTCATGGAGATGGATCTGCACTTACTGGAATTTTGGGCATACCAAGATCTATTGCAATTGGACTACCATTTGTAACAGGGAGTGTTTAAAAAATGTCACAAATTCAAGTTGACTCTATACAATCAAAAACTGGTGGTCCAGTAATTGTTTCTTTGGGAGCAACTATTCCATCTGGACAAACTCTTTCTGCAGATGGAGATCTTTCAATTTCAGGAATTATAACTGCAACATCATTTGTTGGATCTGGAGCAGGTATAACTAATATACCTGTTGTGCTACAGTCTGCAAGTCTAGCTCGCGTTTTGGTGAGGGTTTAAAATGTCTGTAATCAAAGTAGATACGTTAGTAAATTCTAATAATGATGGTGCGGTAATCTTTGAAAAAGGAGCTATCATACCAAGTGGGCAACAGCTAACTGTAAATGGCAATATCAATGTCAGTGGCATTATCACAGCAACTCAATTTAGTGGTGATGGTTCTAATCTGACAGGAATTGGAGGATCTGCAACATCAATATCAGCAAATATTGCTTGGGGTATGCTCTTTGGAAATTATTACCGAGCATAGATATAAATAACCAAAGACTCTACAACTAATTCTCTTTAAAAATCATGGCTGCACCAAATATTGTTGGAATTACAACTCTGGTAGGAGTAACTACTTTTACTACATTATCAAATACTAACCAAACAAGTATTATAAGCAATCCCGGTTCAAGCGGTGCATCTTATAAAGTTACTAGTTTAATCGTAGCAAACACCGCTAATTCAGGAACTAACTATGTTCATGTTGGTATGAATGATAAAGCTGCGGGGGGTGGGACAACACGTTATATTCAGAAAAATGTAGGTATCGATACTGGAACTTCTCTTGTTGTTCTCGATAGAGCATCTGGCGTTTATATTACAGAAGATCAATCGTTAGTTGTGCAATCTGTTACTGCTTCTAACGTTATTGATGTAGTTGCTTCTTACGAATCTATTGAAGACTGACTAATTTTAGTTTAGACTGGTATCTAAAATGTCAAATAAAAAATATAGAAGACTCAGATCTCAGAATAGATTGAGTGGAAGATTTGAAACTGGTGGAGTGTTTGATTTTAGAATTGACTCCCCTTCATCTTCTTTGGGGTCTTCTGGTGGCAATTCATATTTTAAGGCAACGTCTAATACTACTGTAAATTGGAAAGTTTCCAATGGAACTGGATATGTCTCAAGACATGCAGACGATGTAATTGGTAATTCTACTAGAGTTAGTTCTAGATCCAATTCTATTGAATATTTTATTAGCGCAGGAGGTGGGTCCGGTGCTCATGGTGGAGGAGGAGCTGGAGGATTTGTTGGAAATGGTCCAATAACACCAGCTCCCACGCGAAATAGTGATCTAACTGCTCCACAATTTTCCTTTATAAAATCAAATAATACAATCTCACCAATTTCTAAAAATGCTAGCGGTGGTTTTGTGGGTTTTGTTAGTTCATATTCTCAAACACTAACCATTGGTGGCGGCGGCGGTTCTGGTGCAAATGGTGGCAATACATCCTTTTTTGGAAGAACTGCTACTGGTGGTGGTAGAGGTGGTACTAATGGAGGCAATGGTCAACCTGGTGGATGTGGTGGAGGAGCTGGATTTAATGCATCTCCTGGACCAGGATCGCAAGGAGGATCTGGTGGAGGAACATCTAACGCAACCCCGGTTGGTTGTACTGGAGGAGGCGGCGGTGGAATGAATGCCAATGGTAGTGGTGGCGCAGGAGGTTCGGGATTTACTATTACGCTACCGACTCCTGAAGCAATCGGAGGTGGTGGTGCCGGCGGTGGCGGGACCCCTGGTCCTTCTTACTGTCAAGGAACTCAAAGACCTGATGGTTATTGTTATGGCACTTTTGTTCCTGGTGCCGCCTCTCCATCTGGAACCCCGGGAGGATCTGGTGGTGGTGCTGCCAGCGCGGCCGCCAGTAGTTATGCCGCAGGTGGTGGAGGAACTCCGGGGAATGGATCATCATATACCTCAGGTAGTAATGGTGCTGCATGGTTTGTCGTGAAAACGAATATTACAAAACTTTGATAAAATGACACAGGAAAAACCTAAAAATTGGGCAAAAATTGATCCAAAAACCAAAAAGGTTGTTGAGATCACAGTTGCTACTGAGTCTTGGATACTTTCTGGAAAGTCTGGAGATCCTTCAAGTTGGATTGAATATACTAATTACAGAGATGATGATATGCCTGGACCATGTGGAATTGGTATAACTTATGATAGTGAACTGAATCAGTTTATTCCTGATTCTCCATATCCAAGTTGGGTTCTGAATAGAGATAAAATCGAATGGGAACCTCCCGTTCAAAAACCACAAGAAGTTTTTGTGGTTCTTGGTGGACCAATAGGAATACAAACCACGTATAAATTATATGAATGGGATGAAGAAACTACTTCGTGGGTTGTATATAGAGAATCTATGGTTCCAACAGGTGACACTGATCCTGAATCTGAATATTACATAGCACCAACTAGAACCCAAGAAGAAGCAGAGGCAGACAACGGTTAAACTACTATTTTTGTTATGAAAAAGCAAAATTTTATTACCAATCATCCAGCGTACGGTCAGAAATTATATTTGGATAATTGGACTGGTGTAACACATTCCTTAAAATATGAAATTACTCCTGGGATAGCAAAAGAAAATTTTTTTCAAAATTGGGATTATGATTATATCATGTATAATCCTCCCAAATATTTTTGGGGAAACCAAGTAATAAAAAAAATACCAGACGATGCGATATTTGGTGTAAGTCCATTTTGCTATGGTCTTGAACTTAATAAAGTTTCTTACAAAGAGGAAGAAAAAGTTGATATTGTGTTTTTGCCACGATCAGATTGGAGCACCGAGTTGGCAGAAGAGAAAAAGCATGATATAATAACATCCTTAGGCAATCTTTCTCTTGATGATAAAACATATTACATCTCTTTCCCATCAGATATAGACTTTTGGAAATCAGCAATACCAAAAAATCTTTATAAAATATCTCACAGACAACATGACGATTCCTGGGGGGATCAACTAATAAGACTCATAAAAAAAGCAAAAACTTTATATTTTCCAATATTTTGCAGCACAGTTGTGTATGCTGGTTTTTGTGGGTCTAAAGTAAAATTTTATGATGAGGGAAATATTCATAAAAAAGTAAGTAACCTAATAGAACAAGATGTTCATAAACATTATGCTCCAAGTGATAAAGGAGAAGAATGGAATCAAGGTATGAAATATTTGGAAGAAATTTTTTCAGATGACTTACTAACGGATGAAAAAAAATTTCTCACATATCAGTTTCTTTCTTTAGATTTATTAGAAACTCCCAGTAATCTTTATAAAAAATTGAGATTACTGCACGAAAGAGTAGAATCTATCGATTTTGTCATCAATGAAGATCTTATTTTGAATGATGGTGCATATCAATCTCTTTCCAATAAAATCAAAAAGTTTGAAGTAGAACCACCAAAAAAAGTATTTGATTTTTTTCAAAAATTATGAAAACTGTAAAAGTATTTTATGATTATTCTATTGGATCCTTTGATCCAGAAAATAGAAATTGTCTTCCTGAAGATTATTTTATTTCACCTCAAAAGTATACTTCAGATTATGATTCTAGATATCAACATTCTAAATGTCCTGGTTGGAAAGAATATTACAAAAATACCTTTACATTATATCAACAATTTCCTCTGAAAATAAAGTACAATTCAAATTCTAATTTTTTGAATGCAGATTTTAATTCGCAGAGTAATTTTGATCGTTATTTTCAAATTCATTCAGATTGGAATAATGGGGAATTTCCAGAATTTCAAATGCTTTTATCCTTTTTGTTTTGGACTGAAGAAGAAGATCTTTGGATTGAGCAAATTCCCCATTCATCATTAACTTCTAAAGGGTTGGATTTAATATCTGGAACTTTTCCAGTATCTTGTTGGGAGAGACCAATAAATATTGGAGTTCTTCTAAAAAAGAAAGATGAAGAAATATTTCTTGACAGAGGATCGCCATTATGCAATGTTAGATTTACAAAAAAGAATCAACATGATATAATGATAAAGTTGGTCAAAAAAGAGGTGTCAGAGGAAATATCAAAAAAAGTCATTCAAAATAATGAACTAAAAAAATGGCACCCTTTTCATTCATGGAATCTGATCAAAGAAAGAACCAAAAGATCTGAAAACGGTAAGTGCCCATTTTCTTCACTGTGGAAGCAAACTTAATTTAACTTTTTACATATGGCATTTCAATCAGTTTGGTATTTTAGTGATCTACCAGATGATGTTGTACACATCATCGAACGAGATCTTACAGAAAAGTTTGATGAGCAAATGGCAGACTCCAAACTTCATGGAGATGCTCTCAATAAAGAAAAAAGAAACTCACAAAACGCCTGGATTCCTACCACTCATTGGGTTGGTGGATTTGTGTGGCATTATATTCAAAGAGCAAATCGTGAGAACTTCCTTTATGACCTTCACTGTATTGATGGAGAATCAATGCAGTTTACAAAATATACTGAGGGACAGTTCTATGGTTGGCATAATGACGCAGGACTTTCGACTCAATACAAACCAGTAGCAGTTGGAAATCGTGCTGAAGGTTTGGCACAGGATTATTTTAATGAAAAAATTGAAATGGTTCGTAAACTTTCATTTGTAGTTCAGTTGAGTGACCCTGATGATTATGAAGGTGGAAACTTACAACTGCTTGATGAAGCAGGGAATAGTTATATTGCTCCCCGTAAGCGTGGCACTGTAATTCTATTTGATTCTCGCACACAACATAGAGTTCTAAAAGTTACAAAAGGAACCCGCAAATCCCTTGTTGGATGGACGGTTGGACCCCGCTGGAAGTGAGGTAAATTATGGCAGAAAAAATGACAGAAGAGCAATTGCTATGGCAAGAACGACAAAACACAGGAACTGCGTGGACTCGAAATGATCAATTTGAAAATGATGGATACTTAGTTATTAAAAATCTTTGGAATTCTATTGATTTGCATAGGTCAGTTCCTGAGATCAGAGGGCAAATAAACTTCTGGGGAAAAAATTTAGATCAATATCAGCATATTCCATTAGAAGAACAGGTAGAAGGTTCTATTGCAACTTATACTCATCCCCAATACAGAGAAGTTCATTCTGGTATTCGTTTGAAATTAGAGGAAATAATTGGACGTAAGTTGTATAATACGTATTACTATGATAGATTTTATTTTGCTGGGCAAGAACTAAAAAGACATGCCGATCGTGATGCTTGCGAAATTTCTGTAAGTGTTCATGTTAGCACTAATTTAGAAGAATGCTGGCCATTCAAAATCAAAACTGTTGGTGGAGAAGAGAGATCCCTTTGTTTGGAACCAGGAGATGGTTTGTTGTACAAAGGGTGTGAACGACCACACTGGAGAGATCCCTTGCCATCTAGACATAAAGGCAATATAATAGGTAGATGGAAGAGGAGAAATGATGATACGTACTATCATCAAATTTTCTTCCATTATGTTCTTGCTGATGGACAACGTGCTCACTGTGCAAAAGATGCTGCGAGGTAATTATGTCTAAATACGAAAAACTTAAGTCCTATCTTCAAACTCATTACAATTTTCATGCAAATCTGGGGCAATTCAATCTCGGAGACCATGAACAGTATGAAACTGAAGCAAAATGGAGAATGATCTCAGATATTATGGATTATATTGATAATCTAGATCTTGAAGATAAAGTCATTGAGTTTCCCGAAACTGATAATGCAACTGGTATTTTTGAATTTCCAAATTATTTGAGTTCTTATGGTGAAGATATGATTTTTGCTGCTGATACAGTTCCTTTTTGTGGTCTTGAAGGATCTGATGTGATTTCTTTTGATGTTGGAGATGATAAATAACTAAAAAACGATAACATGGGATACCTAGGACAACAATCTAGTTTTACTGGAACCCAAAATAATATAAGATTATCAGTGTTAGCCACTGCTGGACAGGTAGATTTTTTGCCTAGTGGTGGTTATAATATCAATGCCATTGATGTATATCGTAATGGTGTGAAGTTAGTTGGACAAAGAGATTTTGTTGCATTAGATGGGGCAACAATAACTCTAATTACTCCAGCAAATCAAAATGATGTTATTGAGTTTGTCATACATGAAAATTTTGTAGTTGCTGATGTTCTGAATGGCGATGGTGATCAAGTCGTAAGAGGAAATTTCCAAGTCTCTGGTGATCTCTCAGTTGGTGGATTATTAAATGCCACTGTTCAATCTACCATTAAAGCTGGTATTGCAACTGAAGCAGTTCGTGCTGGAATGTCCACCGAAGCGACTAGAGCAGGTATTGCAACTGAAGCAGTTCGTGCTGGAATGTCCACCGAAGCGACTAGAGCAGGTATTGCAACTGAAGCAGTTCGTGCGGGCATTGCTTCTGTCGCGGTTAGTGCAGGCATTGCAACATATGCATCAACTGCCGGAGTTTCCACATCTGTTAGCGGATTTCTTGGTGTAGGAGTAACTGGAACAAATCTAAATGTTACTGGTATCATCACAGCAAATTCTTTCAGTGGAGATGGATCTGCACTTACTGGAATTGCTGCTACTGATAATGTAAGTACCAGCACTCTTGTAGTTTCTGGTATGTCTACATTGAGTGGAAATCTAAATGTATCTGGTATTACAACTTTTACTCAGTCCAATTCAACACACTTCAGAGTTACTGGATTTTCAACACTAGCAAGCGTAACTTCAAATACGATTACGGTGTCTGGGGTATCTACTTTCAATACCTCAGCAGGTATGGGTACGGTAACCATTGGTATTGGTACAACTGCGTTATTGGTTGATGGAAATGCTAGAGTTATTGGAATTCTGACCATTGGCAGAAGTTCAATAACTTTGAATGGTAATAGTGATGTTGTTCAGGTTGGAAGTGCAATTACAATGAGAGGCGGTTCTTCTCAGATTCAGGTCGGAACTGGAGTCACAATTAGTGGTACTCATTTGTCAATCGCTGGTATTATGACTGTTGGATCAATTGGTGCTGCTATTGGGAAAAATGCGATAGGAAATAGAACTGTACAATCTGGAGGATCTCCTACTGGTGGATCTGACGGAGATATATACTACATCTACTAAGGATAAAAACAATGAGTTGGGTAGAAGAAACAGACAAAAAGTATTGGTTTCCTGATGTTCTTCCAGAACTAACTGATGAATGGAATCAGAGTCAAGAAAGACAAAAATATGTAACTAATTATAATACAGAAAGAATGCATCCTCGTTGGATTTATGACAACGGTGCATTTGTTGATGATGACTATTTGTATTATAATGAGAGTTGGAGAAGAATCACCAATGCTAATGATGTGCCAACAGCAAATGATAAAGAATTTTATATCAAAAATCCTATTAAAGAGTGGGCAATTAGTGATGATGATAAAACAATTTCAATTACTTGGAAAACTTATAAAGTAGTTGAACCAGATGTTGGTGATGAAGATACTATTAAAATCAAGGCAACAAAACCAGATGATCAATGGATTCTTGATCATAAGAAGTTAACCATCACTAAAGTATATGAAATAACAAGATTTACTGATGAAGAATTGAATACTGAAAAATGGAACATTTTGAGAGGAACAAGAGATCTTCTTCTAAAAAATACAGATTATCTTGTTATTCAGGCAACTGAAACTGGAAAATTACTCACTACTGAAATTAAGCAGTATAGACAACAACTTAGAGATTTGCCAGAAATTATTGGTGATGTATCACCTTATACTCGATCAATGATTTCTGCAAGGGATTTTTATCCACCACAACCATCTGGTCCTTATTTGGTTTGATAAGATATGGCAACGCAAATTAAAGACGGAGGAACCTGGAGATCCGCAACTGGTATTCATGTAAAAGATGGTGGAGTTTGGAGAAGTTCCTCTACAGTTCATATTAAAGACGCTGGGACCTGGAGACAAGTTTTTTCTTCCGCAATTTCAGATACTTTTACAGTTCCAGCAACAATTTCTGGTCCAGGCACATGGAGTTTTGTAACTAACGGGGCTCTGAGTTTTCAACCAACAGTTCAACATACTTTTGTTGCTCAGGGACCATATAATCTTAGAATTAGGGCTTGGGGTGGTGGTGGACAACCAAATCAAGGATATCCATCTGGAGCTGGAGGGTTTGCTGGTGGGTATTTGCCAGGAACCACGGGAGATACTTTAATTATGAATTCAAATTTTGGGGTTGTTGGACCTTCTCTTGGTGGCGGCGCGTATGGAGTTTTTGCTTCATCAGTTTCGCAGGCCAATGCGAGGGTAGTTGCCGGTGGCGGAGGCGCAACAGATTCTGATGATGGTGGCAGAGGGCAGGTAGCAGGAGCTGGAGGTGGAACATCGGGGCAACCTGGTAGTGGTTATCAATCAACTAACGGTGGTGGTCCTGGTTATACTGTTTGGCCTTTACAAGGAGGACCTGGTGCTGGTTATGGTGGAGGATCTGGCGGGGGTTCTGGATATTGGGGAGGTCAAGGTGGTCCAGATATTTGTTGTCTTGCTGCAACAGGTGGCGGTGGCGGAAGTTCTTATGTGCATCCCACAGTAACATCTCCATCAAATCTTGGCGGATCTAGAGGAACTGTTGGAAATCCATCCGATCCTGTGAGAGGAACTGCTGGAAATGCTGGAACGTTAGGAAGACTTTATTTAAGCACATAATGTTTATTTTTGAAAAAGATAATGCACTCTCACGAGAAAATTGTGAAAAACTGATATCATTATTTGAAGAACTTAAAAATTTTCAACGAGATGGAGAAACTATTGGAGGTTTGAATAAAAATAAGAAGGATTGTACTGAAGTATTATTTTCTCCAAATCATCCTGAACTAGATTGTTTATTAGAAACCTTGCAACTTGAATTGCATGAATATGAAAAAACATATCCATTTCTAAAAAACCTAAGCAGTTTTGGTCAAATAGAAAATATATCACTCAAACGGTATTATCCAGGACAAGCATATCATGAGTTGCATTGCGAAAGAAGCACGATTAAAACCTGTGCTAGAATACTGGTGTGGATGCTGTATTTGAATGATGTTCACGATGGCGGAGAAACCCTATTCTATCATCAAAAAAAACTCATAAAACCAAAACAAGGAAAACTTGTTATTTGGCCTTCTGAGTGGACACATGCTCACAAAGGTCTTACTTCGTCGAGTGAGACCAAATATATAATTTCCAGTTGGTTAAGTTTTGTATCATGATTACAATTTACGATAATTTTTTGAAGCAAGATGAAGTCAGAGACATCTATAGTTTTTTGAATACTGATGATTTTATTTGGAATAAAATTGATGATTATAGAGGACAGCAAGTAAAAAGAATGTCCTTTGGTAGAACAATAAGACAACCTATGATTGGGGAAATTATGCATGATGACCCCTTGGTAAGTTATTTGCACAATAAAATTAAAGAAAAAAACATTCCAGAAACAAACAATCTTTATAAGGTTTCTATAAACTGCATCAAACCATTTGAACATTTTGAATATCATACCGACGAATGGGGAAGCACTGTAATTTTTTATGTAAATCCCGTTTGGAAATGGTATTGGGGGTCAGGCACTAAGTTTCGTAGAGGAGGAATTGTAAGACCAAAACCAGGTAGAGCAGTTGTTTTTAATGGAAGAATTCAACACAAAATCATTCCTCCAACTCCTTTGATGAATGATTTTGGTAGACTTTCAATAGCATTTCAATATAACCCATGATTTTTATTGAAGACGAATGTGGAATACCATCTAAAATTTTGGAGCAAATTGATTATCATGTCTTAAAAAATGCAGATTTGCCGTTTTATTATCGGCACTCATATACTACAGAAAAATTTCCATATTTTAGTCATACTTTGATGCCAAGAGTAGAACTTGGTGAAGTAAGAAAATCCGTATATTTTGACTTTTTCTATAGTATTGTGGTAAACTTTTGCTATAAACATAATATTTCCTTTTCCAATGTAACACGAGCATGTATAAATTCGACCATTCATCATGATACTCAATTTTCGGAACCACATATAGATTATACAGATGATCATTATGTTGTTTTGATGTACTTGAATGATTGTGATGGAGAAACGATTATATTTGACAAGTATTATGATACAGGTCCTACCTTCATATCAATTGATCAAGGTCAAAGTTTAGATATACTAAAACAAATAACTCCAAAGGCAGGAAAGGTTATACTGTTTGATGGTAAGTATTTTCATACGAATGTTTTTCCGTCTGTAGGAAAACATAGATTTGTCTGTGTCTTTACACTTCAAAAATAATGATTACAATTTTTCCTTGCATTATTCATACTTTCTTTTTAGAAAATTTTTCTTACCATAAAAATGACTTAATATCATATGTGCATCAAGAAAAATCAAAATCATCTGGAGTAAAAAAATCAAATGCTGGCGGGTGGCAATCAACAGATGATTACAATCAAAAAGAAGACAATCTAATCAAAAGTTTGATAGATACTCAATTAGAAAGTTTCTTTGCGAATAAACAAATTTTCAATAATTTTTCCACTGCTAAAATGAATAGTATGTGGTTAAATTGTAATGATACGGGAAATTATAATCATTCTCATAATCATCCAGGTTGTGACTTATCTGGGGTTTTATGGTTAAAAGTACCAAAAAATAGTGGCAATATAGTTTTTGAATCTCCTTGCAGTTTTCAACAGTACAAAACACTATCAAACTATAGTGAAGAGTTTAAAAAATCAACTAATGCTTATGATTGGTTCTATGTTGAACCTCAAGAAGGGTTAATGATATTGTTTCCATCCCACTTAAATCATTCGGTCACCTCAAATAAATCAGATCAAGAGAGAATTTCAGTAGCCTTCAATATATCGTTCTCATGACAGAAATTATACCTATTTTTGCAATTCCGTTGGTGATTGATCATATTCAGCATCTCATTACTAATGAAGTAGTTGAATATGTGAAGAATCTTGAGTATGAACCAGTTCATATTGGTAATGGCGATTGGTCAAAAAACAAATCAATCTTAGACCATAAAATATTTTCAAATATAAAACAACATATTTGTGGTAACGTTGATAAATTATCTAAAGATGTGTATCTGATTGATGATGATCTTGTTTTTGATTATGGAAGATCATGGGCATTGAGACATTCCTATGGACATCATTGTGTAATGCATAATCATACAGGATCTATTTTTAGTGGAGTTCTCTACATTGATGCTCCAGAAAATTCCGGCGATATTGTATTTCATAATGCAAGTGCAATGGGATGTTCCCATGCTTATCATCAAATTTCCCTCCCATTTACACATACAAAATTCAATGCATATAACACCCCACATTATACTGTTCCTGCTGTAACTGGAACACTATTATTATTCAGTTCTGGTCTTTCTCATTCTGTGAAACCAAATCTATCAAACAAAGATCGTTATTCATTATCTTTCAATATATTTCCAAAAGGAATGGTAGGAATAAGCGAATTATTGCTCTGATAAATAACTAAAAAATTTGTCGGTAATGGCAATAACAAAAGCTACAAATCTAGCAGCAGTTGGATCTGGGCTAGGAACATCTCCATCACAACCAATAGATATTGGAATTGGTATAACCCTAGATGGAAACTCTGGCGTAATTACGGCATCTAAAGGTAATTTTGGAACTGTCTCTATTGATGGAAACTCTGGCGTAATTACGGCATCTAAAGGTAATTTTGGAACTGTCTCTATTGATGGAACTGGTATTGGCATCATCACCGCAAATACTTTTAATGGCACTGCAACTAATGCTGGTAGTGCCACTGGATTAGGACCAGGTGCTACGGGTTCTAATCTTTCTTTGACTGCAGATCTAAGTGCAAGACATATCAATGCATTGGGAGTTGTCACTGCAACACAGTTCAGTGGAAATATTTCTGGTGTTGCAGCAACATTTGCTGGAAATGTAACTGTTGGTGGTACTTTGACTTATGATGATGTAACTAATGTAGACTCAATTGGATTGATTACTGCTAGAAACGGTCTCCAAGTTACTGGTGGAATTACTACAATTAGTGGTCAAGCAAATCTAAGTAATACTACAATTACCGGTGTTACTACAATCACTAACGTTGTAATTCCGAATGAATCTAGATTCTCTAACGTCGCAGAAAAGATGGTTAGAGTATCAGCATCATCAAGTGTTGGAGTCTGCACATATACATCCACTGCAAATATTATCTATTTTGATAATCCTTCTGCTGATGTTGTAATTAGAGTTGAAGGAATTCCAACTGATAGTTCTTTTGACAATCATTCAATTTCTGTTTCTGCAATTCTAAGAACAACAGGAACTGGTCGCAGTTGTCATACGTTTGTTAGACTAAATGGTGTAGAAAGAGCAGTGAAGTTTGCTGGAGGTTCTAGAAACGAGGCAACTTCAGGTGTCACAACCACCAATGGATACACAGTTTATAATTTTGTTGGAGTAAATACAATTGGTTCAGCAAGTTCTGCTGCTAATTACGAAGTATTTGGAATTGTTTCTGGCGGATTTTTCTGATGGCACCTATTGTATCAAGAATTTCTCAATCTTTTGGATTTGGTAATAGAAAAAAATTAAGGGGGGCCTCCGGACCAAAAAATATACAAATCTATCTTTGGGGTGGGTTTGGTACACCGGGCAGGGGCGGCGCGCCAGGCGGCGGCGGATGGGTACAAATACAAGGAACTGCTAATCCAGGAACAGTTATTGGATATATTGTTGGATCTAGAGATGGAGCAAGAAATTTTTATACTGGAGGAGGCGGGTCTCGCGCAGCTGGCGGGTTTTCTGCAGCTTTTGTTGGTCCAGTAGATGGCACTACAGGTAGAACTTATGTATTGGGAGTTGCTGGCGGTGCCGGCGGTGGCGGAAATGATGGATATGATAGCGCACAAGGCGGTGCTGGGGGTGGACCTTCTGGTACAACTGCAGTAGAGATTCCAGATTTTGGTTTACGGGGTGGTGGTGCCACTCAAAATGCCGGCGGTGGCGGCGGATCAGGCGCAAGTTCAGGAGGTCAGTGGTTAGGTGGGAATGGCGCATCCCCCACCGAAGGCGGCGGCGGCGGCGGTGGTTGGTATGGTGGTGGCGGTGGTGGCACTAATGGTGGATATGATGCAGGAGGAGGTGGAGGATCAGGATATGTTAATTCCGGAACAGTAACTCAACCTGGATTTGGTTCTTTTACAATTACATCAACTACAAATCTGTCAGGAAATGGAGCTCCAGGTAGTCCCTCTGGTGGAAGTGGAACATATAATAATCCTAGCCCATATCCAAACGCCCCAGGCACTACTGGAAAAGTTCTTATTGTTGTAAATAACGTAGTAGTTGTTGATGACACATCTGCACCACCAGGATCTGCAGTAGAAACTTATACCATAATTTGACATAACTCAAAAACTCATCTATAATAATCACATCATCTTGAGCGAATATGAAGACCCTTTGTAACGAATACGAAGAAAGCGTATATCTTTTTCCAGACTTTATCCCAATCAGATTTGATGAAGATCTGGGTCAGTGGTGGATTGACAATACCATGATTCCAGATCTACCTCACTACTACGTTCTTCATGAAGATGTAGAAGAACCAAAGAATTGGTACAAGAAAAAATATAAATTCAATCCAACTGATGGGTGGAGATTCAATCCAGATTGGGATGGAGAAGATCTCAAACTTCATAGAAACTTTGAAAGAAAACTGCACAAGATGCTCAAAGTTCTCTATCAAAAAGATATTCTAACAGAAGAAGAGATGAATAACCTATTCAACACTGATGATAATCAACTATGAGTCGTTTTGGAACTAAAGAACTTCTCAACTATTGGGCAGGAACTGACCAGTTTTTAGATTATAATTTTATTCCTGGGGTGCAGACAGAAACCATGGGACGTAAAGAGTTCTATGCTGACTTCATGTGCTCCAGTGTTTACATCTGGAGTGAGTATTTACAAAACAAACTCACAAAACCATCATATTATGTTCACCTAGGTGCGAGTCCTTTTGTTTATGCTGATGCACTGATTCCAAGGCAAGAAAGAAAAGGTATCTGCATCTTTCTTCCAAAGGGAGATATTGCAACTGGAATTGATTTCAATAAGGTTGTCTACGAAAACTTTAGACAAATCGTATCAACTTCTAATGAACCAGTTTATGCAATGGCACCTGCAGAACAAAAGGATGAATGGTATCGTGCCTTTGCATATGAAGGATTGGAAAATGTGAAAATTATCAGCATTTTCAATGATCCAGGTATTGAAGAATGGCAATTAGGTCTTGCTGTGGCAATGGGAAAGTTTAAGTTATTTTATTTCCCACTCTTTACATCAGCAACTCTTTATGCATATTATAGTGGTGCAATCGTTCGTTATTACGATCCTGGTGATATTTTCTATCGCTTTGACAAAGAGAGTACGATTGATACCTATGCCAATCTAGAACTAATTCACAAGAAGTTTGAAGATCTTTGGATACAGAATGTAGATGATCGTGAAATTATATCCAGCATGGTCAAATTGTTTCTGTGTCCACACAAAAGGGAAACACCAGAACAATTACTCAAATCTCTTTACATGTTAAACTTTTATTCAAATCGTTTGACTGAGAATCATGGTAGAATGTGGGATGATTGGTTCTATGGAAACTCTACAGGTAGAATCATTCCTGAAGCAGTTCCTCTTTCGTTATATGATAAAGACAAAGCGATAGAAAAACTTGAGATGAAGTGTAAAATGTATGATAAAATGGAGTATCATCCTGAAGTTGCTAAACTGATTCCTGAACTATGATTACTTGTATTATTCCTGCTCGATTAGGATCATCAAGATTTCCTGGCAAACCATTATACAAAATCAAAGGAAAAGAGATGATTTTGCATGTAATTGATCGTGCAAAAGAAAGTATTAAAATTGATGAGATTGTTGTTGCAACTGAAGATCAGGACATCTATGATGTTGTGACAAATTATGGGCACAAGTGTATCATTACTGAAAAATGTCCTACATGTACGCATAGAGTTTATCTGTGCTCTCACATGTTAGATCGTCGTCCAGATTATGTTGTCAATCTTCAAGGTGATGAACCATGCATGAATGTGACTGCCATGGACGCAATGATTCAATATGCAGTTGATCATAAACATCAGATGGTTCAGGCAATTTACAATATTGATGAAAATGATCTTGCGGATGAAGATTGTGTAAAGGCAGTTGTAAACAACAATTGTATCATTTGGTTATCGAGGAATCCAGAAAAAGAATGGATGATCAATCGTCACATTTTTGGCATATCTGGTCTTTACGTTTATGACTACGATACGATTTCAAAATTCGGACAGTATGACTTGCGTATGGTAGAAGACTGTGCTAGTCTTGATACGTTAGGTTTTATTGGAAAAGTACCAGTAAGACCATTTAATATTCAAACAAGAACACATGCCGTTGATCGTTTATCTGACATTGAAGTGGTAAAAGATGAAATACATCGTAGACATAGATGGAACAATCTGTGAACATGTAAACAATCCAGGATTTGGAACTGGTAAAGTTTATTATGATCGCATTGAGAAGATAAATCAACTCTTTGATGAAGGACATGAAATTATCTACTACACTGCTCGTGGAATGGGAGAATATGATGGATCTATTCACAATGCTCATCAAAAGTGGTATAATTACACATATAATCAACTAGAAACTTGGGGATGTAAGTTTACTAAACTCATTCTTGGAAAATATTCTGGCGACATTTACATTGACGATAAAGGAGTAAACAGTGACGATTTCTTTAGATCTAATTGAACTGGTCAACCAATCAAACAGTATTGCTATTATTGGAAATGGCGGAAATCTTGCTATTGCCCAACATGTTGCAAGTGATATGAATAGGTATCTTGGTAAATTCTGTTTTGCTCCAGATGCTGTTCATCTTTCTGCACTATCTAAAGATCAACCATGGCATCTTCCGTGGATTGAATATGCTGCTAAACATGCAGATTTGATTCTTGGAATCAGCACAAGGAATGATTCTCCGATTGCAAATAGTTTAGCATATGTTAATTGTAAGACGTATTTGTTTGCACCAGAAAAACATGAAACAGTTCCTACCGTCGTTGTAGATAAAAATAGTTGTCAAAGATTAGATTCTACAAAAGAAAATCTAACATTCCATGAATTTGAAGTGGAAGTTTTGTGGCAGTTTTATATGTTGTTCCAAGCATGTGGTGCTGACTTGATGACTATTTGATGTACATAAATAACTAAAAACTGTGTGCAATGACTAGAGCACGTAATATAGCAAAACTTTTATCAGAACAAGTATCTGGCGATGTAAATATTTCTGGTATCCTTACAGCTGCGATATTGTTTGGTGAGGGTTCTGGTATTACTGGAGTAACGGCAGTTGGTTCTGGTGTAACTATTCTTGATGATGGAGTCAGCAAAGGGGCAGCATCAAAAATAGATTTTGCCGATTATTTTACTGTATCTAATATCAGTTCTGGTATTGCAACAATTACCGTTGGAATTACTACTGAAAACGTTAATTCAAGTCAAATCAATAATTCTGGCATAACTACAACTGCGACATTATCAGTAACTGGGCAATCAACACTTTCAAATCTAAATGTAGGAAGTGGAATTGCAACAGTATCTGGGCAAACAGACCTTACTAATCTAAGTGTAACTGGAGTTTCTACTTTCGCAGGAGTTACTACATCTACTTCTACTTTATTTGCAAATCAGTTAAGTGTAACTGGAGTTTCTACTTTCGCAGGAGTTACTACATCTACTTCTACTTTATTTGCAAATCAGTTAAGTGTAACTGGAGTTTCTACTTTCGCAGGAGTTACTACAGTAACATCAAATACATTTTTTGCAAAAGCGATTAATGTTAGCGGTATCAGCACTATTTCTGAACTAGATGTACTCAATGATGTTACTGCATTCAAAAGAGTAGAAGTTGCTGGCGTATCTACAATGTCTAATGGTGGTTACTCCACCCTTGGTATTGTAACAGCATCATCATTTGTTGGAGATGGATCTCAACTGACTGGTATTAGTGTTGGAAGCACAGCAGATATAAGAACAAGCAGTCTTGTAGTTTCTGGTGTTTCTACATTTACAGGAAATGTAAGTGTGGGATCTTCATTTACATATACCTCTGGCAATGCTGCGATATTTACTGCACCTGCTCGCCCATCACTGTCAATTTATCAAAGCACTTCCACAAATGAAGCATTTTTAGAATATGCTGGAACTGATCTTAACATTAGATCATATGGTTCTACTTATATTTGGTCTGATGTAGATGGATCTGCTGGATTTCCATTAGTTGCAGATTCAAGTGGTTCTGCTCAATTATATTTTGGAACGAATAAAAAACTTGAAACTCTTGGTGCTGGTGTAACAATTACTGGAACCACCTTTACAAATCAGTTGAATGTTTCTGGTGTTACAACATTAGGAACGGTTCAAGTTTCTTCTGGTATTATTACTGCATCATCGGGCATTGTCACATATTATGGAGATACTTCAAATGCTATTGATGGTAGATGGGTTTTAGGTGCCAATGGAACGTCTGATTATACCTTCACTGGAATTGGATTTACTCAAACGACCAATGATCCAATTCTATATCTTGCAAGAGGTAGAGTGTATGAGTTTGTAAACAACTCTGGTGGAGCTCACCCATTTCAAATTCGTGTAAGTGATGGTGGTGCTGCTTATGATAATGGAGTTACAAATAACGGTGCTGCAACTGGAACAATAAGGTTTGAAGTTCCATTTAATGCATCAAATACTCTTTACTATCAATGCACCAATCACTCAGGAATGGGAAACACAATTACGATTTATCCCACCATCTGATGTGACAGTCAAATAAGTGGCACAGACTCCTCCAGAATCGTCCTGGAGGGGTTTTATAATGGAAGGGTAAGCAAAGACCCTATGAGATTCACAACTCTTGATAGACTGCTGTTTATCGTGTCGTTTATGGCAATGATGAACTGGGGTGTACGTCTTACTCAAGTGGTATTTAATTATGCTCTGTCTTGAAACTTCTGGATACAATTACAGCAAGCGTCGTTGTGAGCGTATCGTCAATTGGTTTGTTCAGAAACATCTTCCACGACACAGATTGGACATTGTTGTTCATCATCGTGGGATGCTTCGTGATGGTGTTCACGGTTGGGTAGGTGTCACAGATTGTGATCATCGTCCTCGTGCATTTGAGATTGAAATGCACAATCAAATGCCTGCCGAACATTACACCAGAACCCTCCTACATGAACTCTGGCATGTATATCAACACGTCAAGGGTGCTCTCAGGGATAAGTATGGAAAGCGTCTCTGGAGGGGCATAGATCACACTGAGACGGACTATTCAGAGCAACCATGGGAAGTGCAAGCATTTCAAATGGAGGAGGTTCTTTATGAGGAATACCTGTACTACTTGACAAAAACCCATAAATCCCTCTAGAATACCTTTGTTCGGTTTGATGGAAATGTTAAAAACCTCTGATCCTTCAGATTCTTTACTCAATAAATGGCACATGGAAACTTACGAAAAGCAACGTCGTGATCGCCTTGGTGATGTGATTGGCGATTATTTGACGGATGAGGATACTACAGCGGTACAATTCTTTATTGAACTCAAACAAGAGATTCAAGAATGGGTGGATTATCATCAAAAGTTTCTGCGTAAAGCACAAGATGTTCAGGCACTTGTGAATGGTCACAATCCAATTTCTGATTTTACTCTTGGGGACAAATGATTGATGTTAAAGAGAATGAGGACGGGTCGTTCACTATCTCCTGGGACCCGAATGATCCTGTTGAAAGTGTTTTCAACACATGGACAGAAGAAGACTTTACTAATGCGATTATGGAACGCTGTAATGAGGTTCTAAAGAATCATGGGAATGTTTGATACAGTCAGGACCTCATATGATTTGGGTCCTGGTTATCTTAATAAAGAACTACAAACTAAAGATCTTGACTGTTGCCTGAAGGACTATTGGATTAGTCCTGCTGGGCAATTGTATGAGATTGATTATGGTGGAACTCATACCTTTGAGACAATTAATGAAGATGATCCAAGGTATGATGAAAAGAAATTATTTTTGAATTATGAGTGGATTCCCACTGGGAAGAGAGGAAAGATAAAACCTGTTTATATTTTCAAAGTCGTAGAAGTATATCCTTCAAGGTGGGATGGACACTATTGCAAGTGGCCCTCTTGCCACATCCTGTTTCGGGATGGTAAAATAACTGAAGTTAGACACACACCTCTTCATGATGACACTTAAAGAAAAAAAAGCACTACTCAAGAAACTTGAGACTGCTGGTAATACTTGTTTTGATTGTGGACAAAAGTATGGTGTTTATTCTGTAGGTTGCTCTTCTGTTTATGAAGCAAAGTGTGGTGTATGTGGTGAGATCAAACGAATCACTGAAACACGAGACTTTGCTTATTTCATCACTGGTATCCGCAAACTTAAAAAGGAAATTGAAGATGAGAAAAGTGCTCGTAAAGCCCAAAAGCAGCAAAGCGAAAAACCGTCTAGCTAACACTATGGATAACAATCCTGTCTGTATTGTAGAGCAGGATACTGGTGGTGAGTTGTTTCTGGCATCAGAAAATCGCAAATACTTCTTCTGGGTAAGCACAAGAACTGGAACTAATCGTTTTGGTGACAAATCTGACGCACACTGGGAGGTGATTGAATGAACTACCTTTGTATTGTTGATGGACTTATAGAGTATGCTAGCACTTCTGAAAGTAGCTTTGCTCACTATCAGTTGGTGTATGCTGAAGAGCACAAAAATGCTAATGTTCAGTATCTCACTCTGACTGATGAAGAGTATGATGAAATGTTCCCTTATGAAGAGGATGAAGAATGAAACCCAACTTTCGTAAAGTATTAGAAATGGCACTTGAAGAAGGTGTCCGTTACGGATACAATCGTGCTCACAAACATGTAGAAAACCCGCACCAAGATGCTGTGGTTGATTGTGTGGTTGAGGGTGCAATGAATTCCCTGTATGAATGGTTTGATTTTGAGGATCAACATGTCTCTGATTGATACATTAGAATACTTCATACAAGATCAAGAAGGAGATCTTCAATGTTATGAATGGGACATTCGTGAAGAACTTAATCACGAAGTCAATGATATTGATTGGTATGTAGAACAATACGATCTTACAAAACAAAGAATAGAAGACCTCAAACAAATCAAAACTATCTTGGAGAACAATGAGATTTCGTAACATTGAGTTCCGTTGGAGTAAATGCAACAACAAATATGAACTCGTCAAGTGGCGTCAAAACACAAATAGTGAAACTTGTTATGTGATTGCTTTCTTTGATAAAGAAAAAGAATGTTATTCAATGAGAACCGTAGGTGATAGGTTCTTTGAAGATAAAGATGCGTGGGTTGTAGGTAAGTATGGTCTGGAGTTTCTAAATGCAATTTTTGAGATTGAAAGGATTGAAGAAGAACTGAAATGAAGCCCTTTATCTTTATCTTCATCATTCCACTTCTCATCGTTACTGGTTATTTCCTTTCTATGGAACTACTGAATACTTACAATACTCAAAAGGACAGAGAGTTATTCACCAAAACTTATGAGATTGTGTTAGAATGTAGGAAATCTTATGCTGCTAATGATACTGCGGCAACTAAAATGTGTGGGGAAGTTCCTGTATTTGTGGATACTGTAAAATGAAAGTTTATTCACTCTATCACAACGACACTTATGTTGCTTCCTTTCCAAATAAGGAAGATGCGATTTTCTATGGTAAGCAATTCTATGAGGATGGATGGTCTTGTAATATTATTGAAGAGTATTTGAGTAAATCTCCACTACTTTATAGTGCTCCTTATACTCCTCCCACTCCTCCTAATACTATTTCTCCTAATATTACAAAGTTAGTTCATACTGCTCAACCTAATGACCCAAAGCCTTATTTTGATACTTATGGTGGTGTGAAAGCAGAACCTTATAGAAATGTGAGAGCATATTGGAATGACTGACCTTGATAAAATACTTCACAATCTCAACAATCGTCCAGCATCCTTGTGGAATGTAATGAGGCATCAACTTGGTTTCTCTGTTGAGCAAAGTAATGAGATTGTATCAGCAGTTGAGGAATGGATGCCGAATGAGCACGACACGAAC